CCACTGATACCAGTGGTACAACAGGCGTTAGTGGATATTCAGGTACTACTGGTATCAGTGGTGTATCTGGATGGAGTGGCATCTCTGGCATCTCTGGTACTTCAGGTACTAGTGGTACATCGGGTTGGTCTGGCACTACAGGTGTAAGTGGCTGGTCTGGCCAAAGTGGAACATCCGGTACATCGGGAACAACAGGTATAAGTGGCTGGTCAGGTATTAGTGGAACAACAGGTGTTAGTGGTTGGTCAGGTACTAGTGGTATCTCAGGTACTAGTGGTATATCAGGAACTTCAGGTGTCAGTGGATTCAGTGGTACTTCAGGTATCAGTGGTACATCGGGATTCACTGGTACAAGTGGTAGATCAGGAACTTCAGGTAGATCAGGATTCAGTGGCTTCTCAGGAACTACCGGTGTATCAGGATTCAGTGGTACGTCAGGCACTACTGGTATTAGTGGATTCTCAGGCACTAGTGGTATATCAGGAACATCAGGTATTCCTGGTATTTCTTCAACTATCTTTGAATATTTTGCTGATACTTCTGCAACTTCAGGTGATCCAGGCAGTGGCGATATCTTATGGAATAATGCAACACAGACAAGTGCTACTCAACTTAATGTAAGTAAGTTAACAAACGATGGTATTGATATTGATATCTATCTAGCATTGTTAACACAGACTGAAGCAATTACATTACAAGATAAGTCTAATAGTGCAAACTTCCAACGTTGGGAGATAACAGGAACTACAACAGATGTAGGCAATTATTGGACTTTACCTGTAACATTCTTGAGTTCAGGTGGAACTGGTACCACTGGATTCACAAATGGATTAGAAATCATTCTTGCACTTGTACAAGGTGTTAGCGGTGCTAGTGGAGCAAGTGGTATAAGTGGAACATCAGGTAGATCAGGCTGGTCAGGTACTTCAGGTATATCGGGTACAACCGGTATTAGTGGTGAATCAGGTACTAGTGGTATATCAGGTACATCAGGTGTAAGTGGATTCTCAGGTACTAGCGGAATATCAGGTATATCAGGCTGGTCAGGTATATCAGGTATATCGGGTACAACCGGTATTAGTGGATTCTCAGGTACTTCAGGTATATCAGGCACAACCGGTATAAGCGGAGCATCAGGCACAACAGGTGTTAGCGGATGGTCAGGTACTTCAGGTACAAGCGGAGTTTCAGGATGGAGCGGTGTATCTGGTTGGTCAGGTATATCAGGTACTTCAGGTATCAGCGGCACATCGGGTTCGTCAGGCACAACAGGTGTTAGTGGTTGGTCAGGTACTAGTGGTATATCAGGTACTTCAGGTTGGTCAGGTACTAGTGGTATATCAGGTACTTCAGGTTGGTCAGGTACAACAGGTGTTAGCGGATGGTCAGGTACTTCAGGTACTTCAGGTGTCAGTGGCACTTCAGGATGGAGCGGTGTATCTGGTTGGTCAGGTATATCAGGTACTTCAGGATTTAGTGGCACATCAGGATTCAGTGGTAGATCAGGTTTCAGTGGTTCAGGTGTAAGTGGTTGGAGTGGTACATCAGGTGTCAGTGGTTGGAGTGGTGCTAGTGGTACATCAGGTTGGTCAGGAACTACAGGTGTTTCAGGCACATCAGGTACTACGGGTGTAAGTGGCTGGAGTGGCACTACTGGTGTAAGTGGTACATCAGGATGGAGTGGTATAAGTGGTACATCAGGATGGAGTGGTATAAGCGGAACATCAGGTGTCTCTGGTTGGAGTGGTACTACTGGTATCAGTGGTACTTCAGGCTGGTCAGGAGCATCAGGTACAACCGGTATTAGTGGTATATCAGGCACATCAGGTACTACGGGTGTCAGTGGCTTCTCAGGAACTACTGGTGTAAGTGGAAGATCAGGTTGGTCAGGTTTCAGTGGTACATCTGGTTGGAGTGGTACGACTGGTGTCTCTGGTACTACAGGTATTTCAGGATTCTCAGGCCCACAAGGTAACAAAGCTGGTGTTCGTTACTACTTTGACTCAACTGTAACTGCAGGTGTAAGTTCTAATGGATCGCTACGCTTCAACAATGCGGCAATTGCATCCGTTACTTCTATCTTCATTAACGTAAATGACGTTAACGGTACAAGTTTTGGTAATTGGATAGCTCAGATGGTGAGTACTAGCGTAATCGAGGCTCAGTTGTTGATTACAAACAATAGCAATGCAAGTGCTGTACAATCCGCATTTAACGTTACTGCTATAACCAATAACACAACATACTATACATTAACCGTAGCATACTTGTCAGGTAGTGCTCCTGCAAACAATGATGCTTTAGTTGTTAACTACAGTAGAGTTGGTGATAGTGGCACATCGGGTTGGTCAGGTGCATCAGGTACTACTGGTGTTAGTGGCACATCAGGTACATCAGGAACAAGTGGTGTAAGTGGTTGGTCAGGTGCATCAGGTACTACTGGTGTTAGTGGCACATCAGGTACATCAGGAACAAGTGGTGTAAGTGGTTGGTCAGGTGCTAGTGGCACAACAGGCGTTAGTGGCACATCAGGTACATCAGGAACAAGTGGTGTAAGTGGTTGGTCAGGTGCTAGTGGCACAACAGGCGTTAGTGGCACATCAGGTACATCAGGAACAAGTGGTGTAAGTGGTTGGTCAGGTATATCAGGTACATCGGGCTGGAGTGGCACGTCAGGTACAACAGGTGTGTCTGGATGGAGTGGTACTACTGGTATTAGTGGTACTACTGGTGTTAGTGGCACATCGGGATGGTCAGGTACTACAGGTATCAGTGGTACATCTGGTTGGAGTGGTACGACAGGTGTTTCTGGTACTACTGGTGTCAGTGGCTTCTCGGGAACTAGTGGTATATCAGGCACATCAGGTACTACTGGTGTCAGTGGCTTCTCAGGAACTACTGGTGTAAGTGGAAGATCAGGTTGGTCAGGTTTCAGTGGTACTACTGGTGTTTCTGGTCAAGCAGGACCTAGTACAGCAATCAATGCTACACAAGACACTACAACTACTTCATTGTTCCCTGTTATGGTTGGTGCTACTGGTTCTAATCAAACACCTAAGGCAACTACAACTAAGTTTGCGTTTAATGCAAGTACAGGTACATTGACTTTAGGCACCGGTACTGGTGGTAATATTACTGGTGCTAACGTCATTTCTGCTAGTTATTTTGACTTTGGAACAACAGACGCTATTACAGCGGCAGGTTCTACTCAAGGTACTGCTACGGTAATAGTAACAGCTATCAACAATGTAACAACAGTTGCCGCAAGTACAGGTGTTATATTGCCGACAGCAGAAGCAGGTCTACGTGTTATTGTTAGAAACGGTGGAGCAAACGCATTGAACGTTTATCCAAACACATCTGACTCTATCAATGCAGCCTCAGCGAACGTTGCATATTCATTATTAGTTGGTGGTTGTGTAGAATTTATTGCTATGAATGCTACAAACTGGTACACATTGAACGCAACTTATGCTTAAAATTTGAAGCCCTCTCTACTTTGTCATATATAGTAGAAAGGGTTTCAAATGAAATATAGTATCGTTATTCCTACCTATAACAACTGTGACAAGTTCCTCAAGCCCTGTATTGAGGCTCTATTAAAATATTCCCACATTAGTGACATTGAATTAATTATCAGTGCCAACGGGTGTGTAGACAATACACTTGAATTTTTGGGTAATCTACAAGATGATTTTACTTACTTAGGATTATCTAAACACTTAAAGATTGTTTGGAACAAAGAAGCTTTGGGATACCCTAAGGCTACGAACGAAGGCATTAAAGTAGCAACTTGCAATAAGCTTGTTATGTTCAACAATGATGCAATTCTATTGGCACAACATCGAGGCGATTGGCTACGTCTATTACACAAGGGCTTTGAAGATAATCCCAAATGTGGTATCACTTGTTCGTTAAAGAAATACTCACCGATCACTCAAATGGATTTTGGTGTGTTCTTTTGTGTGATGATTGATAGAAAAGTACTTGATGAGGTTGGATTACTCGATGAGGGTTATGCAACTGGCGGTAATGAAGACATCGATTTCTGTGCAGCCGCACAATTAAAAGGCTACGAAGTAGTTCAACCAGTACCTATCGTATGGAGTCCAGAGGCTCAAATTCACGTGGGTACTTTCCCATTATGGCATCAAGGCGAGGGCACCGTGCACAATCCCGATCTAGTCAGCAGACAAGCTTGGGAAGATAACTTCAGGCGCAATGAATTGAGACTAGCTCAAAAATACAACATAGCTTGGTACGAAGCCAACAAAGATACAGTTTAAAGGTAACAAATGAAATATAGCGTAGTCATACCAACATACAATCATTGCGATGATTTATTAAAACCATGTGTAGAATCAATATTCAAATACACTGATGTAACCGACATTGAATTAATCATCAGTGCCAATGGTTGCAAAGACAATACATTTGCATATTTGGGTGCATTGAAAGAAAGATATAAGAACTTAGGAATTTCTGAGAATTTAAAAGTTGTTTGGAACGAGGATGCACTTGGATACTCACGTGCGTGTAACGCAGGTATTGAAGTAGCAACTACTGACCTTATTGTTCTATTAAATAATGATACGGTTTTACTAGAACAAGAACGTAATCGTTGGTTGAAACAATTAGAATCAGTGTTCATAGGAAACGACAAAGCAGGTATCAGTTGTTTGATTAAGAGCGAATCAGAACCCGCTGGTCATGACTTTGCTATTTTCTTTTGTGTTATGATTCATCGTAGAGTTTTTGATAAGATTGGATTGCTAAGTCTTGACTATGGTGTTGGTGGCGGTGAAGATACCGAGTTCTCTATTGAATGTGAACGTGCAGGCTTCCAAGTACTTGAGTGTGTGGGTAAAGAATGGAACGTAGCAGCCGGCATGTATTGCGGTGACTTCCCTATATATCATTTAGGTGAAGGTACTGTACATGACAAAGAACTTGTCCCTGAATGGGAAGATATTTTCCTGACAAACTCGTTGACCCTTGCTAGAAAGTATAATCCACATTGGTATCAGTGGCGTCTTAGTAACTATTGGGAACGTGCTGTGTTCTTTAAAGGAGATGAGATTGCTCCTAGAGAGATTACACGATACTCATGGGCGGCACAAAACATTCTAGGTACTAACGTATTTGAGTTAGGTTGCTCTAGTGGATACGGATTACAGTTTTTACCTGAGAGTATTGAGTACACTGGATTAGATTATGACAAGCGTATTATTCCTGTAGCACGTGACCAAAAGTGGCGCGAGAAAGCTACATTCGTTCACGGTGATATAAACACATATGACTTAGGACAATACGATACTATCATTGCGTTTGAAGTTATTGAACACTTGGATAACGGATTAGAGATTGTAGAGAAACTAAAGAAGCATTGTAAGCGACTAATGATTACAGTTCCTATGCTAGAAACACCTGGCTTATGGGGCCCTCATCACAAGATACATAATCTAGATGAATCATTCTTCCCGGGCTTTAAGTTTAAGTTTATTGCACCAGACGGTAGTTTGCGTGATACACCACACAATCGCGGAGACAAAGAGAACATCAACTTGATGTTATGTATATGGGACAAAGATAATATGGAAACACAACTTACACCAGCACCAGTTGCAGTATCTGCAACACAATCAGTAGAAGAATCATTGCGCTTTTTAACTGAGCAAGACCCTGCAATGTACAGAGAAGTAGTTGAAGCAAATCAATATCACTTGACTTCTGAAAAAGTTAAAGATAGAATTGTTATTGACATTGGTGCAAACATTGGTGCATTCTCATTGTATGCAGCCGCATTAGGAGCTAAACAAGTATTTTCAGTAGAACCAATTAGTGCATCGTATAATACTTTCTTAAAGAACATACATAGAATGGGATTGAAGAACATCACTACTTGCAAAAACATCGTTGCCGAGAAAGGTAATGAGTTCTTGCCAGTTAGTTTAAATGACAATGCAGGTGCTAATAGTATGTACAATGTCTCGGATAACTATGAAGTTGTAGAGACCATGACATTCTCAGATATTATGGATAGAATTCAAGGTCATGATATTCTGTTGAAACTTGATTGTGAAGGCGGCGAATATGACGTTATTCTGAATGCGAAACCAGAACACTTAACACGTATCAACGAAATTATGATGGAGATACACACTGATTTACACCCTAAGCACAAAGGTAAAGATATCATTATGAAACAACTGCAAGACAGTGGATTTCATTTGTTAGATAATACTCAAATCTACTATTGGGATTGGGATCAGAATGGTCAACCAATCAACTATCGTGAAGCTCCTTACGTTAACCAACACTGGAAAAAATGAACAAAGAAATCTTATGCTCAATCTCTACTAAAGGTAGATACGACACAACATTGCCAATGGCAATCTCGTCTGTAATTACACAGACCAAGAGACCTGACTATCTTATCATACAAGATGATAATGATGAACCTAAAGATGTGCGTCAGATCCAGCACTATGAATACTTAATGCAAATGTTAAGTGAGTCTGGAATCGCATGGGAATGGCTCTATACTGAAAAGAAGGGTCAACATCACAATCACCAACGTGCGAATCAAATGGGATTCAAATGGGTATGGCGTTTAGATGATGATACTGTTGCAGAGTCTAATGTATTAGAAACTCTGTACAACTATGCTACAAGTGAAGATAACATCGGTGCTGTTGGTGGCTCAGTATTGACACCACCTAGCATGGGCGAAATAAATGTCACTGGTAAGATAGAAAATATCTACAATGAAGCGAACATGCAATGGGGCCGCATCTCTCAACAGAAAGAAGTGGATCACCTGCATTGTTCATTCTTATATAGAGCAGGCGTAGCTGATTACTGTCTAGGTTTATCTCGGATAGCACATAGAGAAGAAACACTGTTCACATACGAACTAGTGAAAAAGGGTTACAAAAATTACATCGTACCAAATGCTATCACTTGGCATTTGAAGAACAAAGTCGGTGGCATCAGAGATGGCGTTCATGCAATGTTTGAACATGACGAACGCATATTCCAAAACATAATGAACTTCAAAGATCAAACAATTGTGATCTTAGATTGCGGTATGGGTGACCATATCGTTTTCAAGAAAGTTCTTCCTTATATTAAAAACCCTGTACTCTTTACGTGCTATCCTGAGATAATTCCCGGACGTAGTATTGCAGAAGCACAAGCATTGTTCGGAAATATAAATGAGTATAACGTTTATGCACATATGGATCGTTGGAATTGGACAGGCTTACTTGAAGATGCGTTCAAAAAGTTTTATAATGTATCATGATTAAACTAAACTTAGGCAGCGGTGGTGACTATATTGATGGGTTTGTAAATGTAGACCTGTATGCTGAACGTGCGGATGAAAGATATGACATTGCTAAACTACCTTATGCTGATAATTCAATTGATGAGATTAGAGCATATCACGTTATAGAACACTTTGATTACTTACATGCACATGACGTATTGAAAGAATGGCACCGAGTGCTGAAGCCAGGCTGTAAGATTAAGATTGAAACTCCTGATTTTTTAGAATCATGCAAAGAATTCATAAAGGCAGATCAAGACGGAAAATGGAATCTGTATGGTCATTTTTTCTCAACAGGATGGATTAGTCCTGGACTTATACACAAGTTTTTGTATACTGAGTATGAGTTAAGAAAGACAATGAACTTTTCAGGTTTTACCAACATAGTACGTTGCGAGCCTAACTCGGGATATGTAAAGCCCGAAACCACACATATATTTTTGAATGTAGAAGCAACAAAATGATTATTATTTCACCTTATAGTAAATTTATGCGTAATGGCGCAAAGCATCCTAAGAACTACCCGTTTTGGGACGAAGTACTAAAGCACATTAAAGAACCTGTAGTACAAGTAGGTGTTGAGGGCGAAACACAAATTACACAAGATTTTAGGAAAAATATTCCACTACCTCAACTAGGAGAACTAGTTAAAGAATGCAAAACATGGATGAGTTGTGATAGCTTCTTCCAACATTTTTGTTGGGACTTAGGTAAGCCCGGAGTTGTTGTGTTTGGTCAATCAGACCCGAACATCTTTGGTCACCCGGAGAACATTAATTTATTGAAAGATAGAAGTTATCTAAGAGATAAACAGTTTTGGATTTGGGAACAAGCCGAATATAAAGAAGACGCCTTCGTTAACCCAGAGGTCGTACTTGAAGCACTGAAGAAGTTTGGAGTAGATGTTGTATAATGGAGAATCTGTTTCAGAACTCTTATGATATCATTTTTAAGAAGTGGTATCAACTTAGAACGTCTTTGGAAGACAAGGACGTCCAAACACAATGTATAGAAGTGGACAAGTGGTGGCAATCTGCGCCATTAGTTAGTCACTATCTGCACACTGATTTCGTACACGAATGGCCTAATCCATGGGAACTTATCTCAGAAAATCATTACTGCAATATAGCACGTGGATTGGGAATGTTCTATACATTGTATTTGTTGGGCGTTAAGGATATTGCGTTTGTTGAAGCAAAAGACTATAATAACGAAGATGTTGCATTAGTCCTAGCGGACAACGCAAAATATGTACTTAATTACTGGCCAAACACGGTAGTAAATAACAATCTACAAGATTTTAAAATCGTCAAACAAGTTGACACACTGCCAATAATTAAAAAAATAGGGTTAAAATGAAGATAAACGTAACAAAACGATCAGGACAAAAAGAGATACTTACACTTGAAAAATGGCAAGCACAGATAGCTAAGATATGCAGTGGAATAGCAGATGTGAGTCAATCTATGATTGAGATTAAAGCTCAACCTCACTTCTACGACGGTATTACTACTAGAGAAATTGACGAGATTACACTGAGAGCGGTAGTAGACCTCATTGATGTAGAATCAAATCCTGGAGTTGGTCATACGAATTATCAATATGTAGCAGGCAAACAGCGGTTGTCAATGTTACGAAAAGATGTATATGGTGAGTATAAAGTCCCTCATCTATATGAAATTGTTAAGACAAACGTAGCTACTGGACTCTACACTAGCGAGCTATTAACATGGTACACTGAAGAAGATTGGAACAGAATGAATGATATGCTAGATCATTCTAAGGACGAACAATACTCTTATGCCGCCATCGAACAACTAATCGAAAAATATCTTGTAAAAAACCGTTCAACAAAGCAAACATATGAAACACCTCAAATTAGATACATGGTTGCGGCAGCAACTGTCTTCCATAAAGAAGAACCGAACTCAGCGAGAATGCGCTATATCAAAGAATACTACACCGCAGCCAGTGATGGTTTGTTCACTCTTGCTACTCCTGTTCTCGCTGGTCTCGGGACTCCTACTAAACAATTTAGTAGTTGTGTACTTATCCGTAGTGACGATGATCTGGACAGCATATTTGCTAGTGGAGAAATGATGGCAAAGTATGCTAGCAAACGTGCTGGCATTGGTTTAGAGATTGGACGATTACGTCCATTAGGCAGCCCTATTAGGGGCGGCGAAATTATGCACACTGGTATGATTCCATTCTTAAAGAAGTGGTTTGGTGATCTACGCAGTTGCAGTCAAGGAGGTATTCGTAATGCAAGTGCTACTGTATTTTATCCCATTTGGCATCATCAGTTTGATGATCTTATTGTACTTAAGAACAACCAAGGAACAGAAGAAACCCGAGTCCGTCATATGGATTATGGGGTTGTGCTTAGTGCTTTCTTCTGGAGACGATTTAAAAACAAAGAACAAATAACATTCTTTGATCCCAACGAAGTACCGGATCTGTATGAAGCTTTTTACTCAAACACTGAACTGTTTGAAGAACTGTATGTCAAGTACGAAAAACGCAAGGACTTGCGTACAAAAACCATGGCAGCAGAAGAAGTGTTCAAGTCGGGCATATTAAAAGAGCGTACAGACACAGGACGTATCTATCTTGTGTTCATTGACAACGTGATGAAGCAAGGACCATTTGATCCTGAATATCATACCATTTACCAGAGTAATCTTTGCTGTGAAATACTTTTACC